TATTAGTGCCAATTACAAACCAATTTATAAACCAAGATGTGAGCCAAATTTTTAACACTTCGTTGATTTTAAAACGCATTATGGATTGGGTAATATACGCTGGATTTGTTGGAGACGTGGTAATCCAGGGTGGGAATATTTAAATGACAAATAATTTAAAGATATTGCAACTTATAATGTATTAAGAGATGCCAAAAAACGCCATAGATTACTCAAAAACTATCATTTATCGTATTGTTTGCAAAGATGTGAATGTAACTGAGTGTTATGTAGGACAAACGACAAACTTTACAAAAAGAAAACAATGCCATAAACATAGTTGTAATACTAATAATACTTGTTATGTTTATCAATTTATTCGTAATAATTTGGGATTTGAAAATTGGGATATGGTTGAAGTTGAAAAGTATAATGCGGTTGATAGTAATGACGCATCAAAACGAGAGCGTTATTGGATTGAATTTTATAAAGCAAGTTTAAATAAAAATATACCATCAAGAACACATAAAGAATATCGTGAAGAAAATAAAGAAATATTAGCAGAAAGAAGTAAAGAATATTACGAAAATAATAAAGAAATAGTTGCTGAAAAATCAAAAAAATATCGTAATAAAAATAAAGAAATATTAGCAGAAAAAGATAAACAAAAATATGAAAAAAATAAAGAAATAATAGCAGAAAAACATAAAGAATATTTTGAGAAAAATAAACAACAAATAGCAGAACAAAGGAAAGAATATTATGAAGAAAATAAACAACAGTTATTAGAATATCATAAAGAATATTATAAAGAAAATAAACAACAATTAGCAGAACAAAGAAAAGAAAAGGTAACTTGCGAATGCGGTTGTATTATTAAAAAATATTATTTATCTCAACACAAAAAAACAAAGATTCATTTAGATTATACGACTCGTTTAAAGTAATAAATAAATATATAAAAATAATATATAAATGTTAAGCGAACTCAATCAACAAACATTAGATAATATTTACACGATTGCTAGTCAAAAACAACAACAATTATTAAAATCAACATCAGATGACAAAAATATTAACAAAGAAGTTTTATTATTGAGTCAATTATTATCAACAATTGTTAAGTTAAAATTATTACAAAACAATAAATAATTTTCTTTAACTATTATATAATGTATCGCGCACAAAGTATTCATGGTTGTGGTATGAAATTACGAAAAGATAAAGCAGGTATGGCTGGTAAGGGTTGCGGGTGTTCGGGAGGAGAAATATTATTAGGGTCTCCTGTAGCATTAGCTCCTAGCGGTCCAAATGGAAGCGGTGGCGGAATCTCGTCTTTTCCAAATTTGAGTCGTCTTGATATTTCAAAAAAGAAATTGATGAAAAAAATCTCATTTTAAGGAAATCCAAATATAAATTCAATTCAAATATAATTAATTAATTAAAAACAATTAATTATATTTCTAAAATTATTTTCTTTGAATACATTATAATGGACTCTATCGTTTATGAAATTTCTTCAAGTGACTATAAAAGAGAAAATATCTTTTTGTCAAAAAATTGGCTTTCCACAATTGATTTAAACAACGGTGTATATTCAACAAATCAAATGGTGATTGATTCCAGCGCATTGTCGAATTCAAACCGATTTCTTGGATATCGTGAAGGAATCGTCGTTTGCCCCCTAACCCTCACACTTTCATGCACTTCAAATTCAGCAAATTTTGCCCCTGCTACTACGGCTTCTTCCTTAGATTGGACTCTTGGTCTTAAAAATTGGTTTGGCACTCTAATTCATAGCCAGTCTCTTGAATTGAGCGGTTCTACTATCGTTCAAACTACTCCTTTTCAGTCAATGTATCAAAATTTCAGTTTATTGACGGCTTTGAGTTATGAAGATGTCAGCGTGTTAGGCGTCAGTTTGGGTTTTTGGCCGGACACAAGTTTAGCATTAGCATATTGTCCTACAACAGCAACCGTTCATGGTATTGGCGTATGTAATAATCAAAATCTTCCAGTAGCAGGCGGGGCTGTTTCTGGTTCTTGGAATACTTATGAAACCTTTAACCAAGGGTTGTATAAGAGACAACAATTTATCAATATGGACCCAGAAGGTCTTACTAATTTGGCAACAGGTTCAGCGTGGAGCACTTTAATGTCAAAAGACAATATGAAATTAATGTATAAGTCTTATGTTTATAATAAAGTCAATGGAACCGGTGCAGGCAGTGGTTTTGGTGTTATTCAGCATCAAGTTATCGCATCAATTCGTCTCCGTGATTTACACGATTTTTGGGAAAAAATTCCTCTAGCGAAAGGTCTTTTCTTTAAACTCACTTTGAATCTTAACCAAACTAGCGTTCAATTCACAACATCCGCCGGTAAGGCAATGTCAATTGACTCGGTCGTTTCTCCTCAGGGTGGTATTTCTCCTCTTATGATTGCTTCAGCGGATACATCAAACGGTGGTGTTGGATTGCCCGCATCATTGAGTTTTATCGCATCAATTGCCGTAGGTGCGGATTGTATTAATACAACGCAAAGAACAGGAACCGGTCTTGTTTCAGGAGCAGTTCGCAACTGCCAGTTGATTGTCCCAGCATATCAGATGAATCCGAGCTATGAGTCGGCGTATCTATCTAATCCAATTCGTAAAATTACTTATGATGATATTTATTCTTATCAAGTTTTAAACATTGGAGCAAATTCAGGAAATTTCAACCAACTTCTTACAAACGGTATTAGTGGTTTGAAATCTATCCTTGTTGTTCCAATTCATAGTCCGGCGGCCGTGAATGGTAACATTTCTCCTTTGCTATCTCCATTTGACCCAGCAGGAGGAGGACCTAGCAGTCCATTAGTATTTTTGAATAACTTCCAGGTTACGGTTTCAGGACAAAATCAAATTTACAATACGCAGGTGTCAGGATTTCAAAACTTTTGGCAGAACCTAAATGGTTGTCGCTGTGTTAATGCTAATCAAATTGATGGTATGTCTGGTAATGGATTACTGAACCAACTTGATTTTGAAACTGAATATTGCTATTTTTATGTAGATATTAGCAGAGGGCTCCCTATTGAGGCTCAAGTTGCCAAATCAGTATCTATTTCTGGAACTAACCTTTCCGCATTAAATGTTGATTTGTATTGTTTCTTAGTATATGAAAGTTCGATATCGATAAATTTATTTACTGGACTCAGGGTTTAATTTATTTATTGAATTGTTACCATAATTCATAACATATAATAAAAAATATAAACTATTTTTTTATTATACAATTATTTTAATATATTTTTAGATAATGCTATTTTTATAAAATTATTTTCTATGACAATATTATATGGAAGATTTTAGCGAAATAAAGATAAAACCATTGACTCGTAAAGCAATTAATAAATTAAAGAAGGGGGGAACAATCAGAATAACCGAGGGAGATTTTCCAGTGCGTATAAATAAAGCAAAAGTAACTGCATTGATGAAGAAACTCAGTAAAGGAAAAGGAAGTAATATGTCAATGGATTCGGCCGAAATTGAAATGAATGGACAGGGTTTATTTAAATCTGTTTCAAAGGGAGTTAAGGCTATTGCAAAATCCGCAACAAAAAAAGCAAAAAAACTGGTATATAAAGCCGGAGATTATTTAAAGTCAGAACAATTTCAAAAAGACATTGTCAATGTGGGACGACCAACTTTGAAAGGAGCCGTAGATGCTGGAATCGGGTCTTTGGCTACATCAATAATTGCGACGAATCCAGAACTAGCCCCCGTGGTGATTCCAACGGCCTATGTAGCAAGTTATGGCGCTAACAAAATAATTGATAAGCCTTCAATTATTACTGGTAATACAAAATTTGATAAAGGAGGTATGTTGCTAAAACCAAGGATGCCAAGGATTCCAAAGATGCCAAAAATTCCTCCTATTGGGTCAGACCCATTGAGTAAAAAACCTCTTAATTTAAAAAATATGGGCGAATGGGATAGAAGGGGCCAAGGTATTTATGCCGGCCAACGACAAGTAGGGGAAGGTATTTTTGCGGGTGGGGCTCTTGGCGAAAAGATGATGGGCGGTCGTGGTGAATTGCGTCAAGTATTAGAAAGTCCAAACCCATTCCATACACAACATTTTAACCAAAATTTAAAACAGTTTATGTAAGTTAGATATGTTAATTATACTTCTTTTAAGAGAATAAGATAAATAAAGATAAGATAATAAAATACAAAACTACGAAATAAAAAAAGTCAAGATGGAAATTATGAAATTGAAAATAGACAAATATAAATGTCAAAAAAACATATATATGAATCATTAACCCAAATAAAAAAATCGTCGTAGTATTTCCTTTTATTATCTTGTCTTATCTTATTTCTTAATATAGGTTGTTAATTGATTTTGTTAATTAAAAAATTGAATTAAAGGTATAAGGTTGTATAATATAGTATTATGCCACGCAAACCGATTAATTATTCAAAAACAATTATTTATAAACTTGTGTGTAAAGATATAAATATTACAGAATGTTATGTAGGTCAAACCACAGATTTTAAAAGTAGAAAAAAATCTCACAAAAGCAATTGTAATAATGCTAATGTAATAATGTATAATTATTATGTATATCAATTTATTAGAGAACACGGAAATTGGGAAAATTGGGATATGATTGAAATAGAAAAATATCCTTGTAATGATAGTAATGAAGCAACAAAACAGGAAAGATTAAGAACAGAAGAATTACACGCAACTCTAAATTCACATATTCCATCAAGAACTAAAACAGAATATTACCAAGAAACAAAAGAACAACATTCTCAAAACGCAAAAGATTACTATGTTAAACATAAATCAGATTATCATAATTATTATGAAACTAATAAAGAAAAAATGCAAGAAATCAAAAAAACAAAAATAACTTGCATTTGTGGTTCAGTTATTCAAAAAGGAGATATAAAAAAACACGAACGCACTAACAAACATATAAAATTAGTAAAATCAATATATTTTAGCGTTTAACATATACATTTAATTGGTCTTTACTAGACCCCATCTCTGCCATAGTGTCATCAATTTCTTTTTGTTGGTCTATTGTGTAACCAAACTTATTTGTAAGAAATAATCTGCGTAACGAATTGCTTCCTTGACGCCCTCCAAAAAGTTTATTAAATCTTTGATTTACCTTTGCTGATGTTAATTTATTTTGATTTGAGTCAAACAATAAATAATTTGTTGGATTTATCTTTATCCATTTATTGATTATAAGGCGCAATTGATTTGGAATACTTACTCTTTGTTGATTATAGAACTTATTTGTTTTGTAACTATTAAAAACAAACTCTAATTTATCCATGTAGTTATCTTTCTCTTTATCAATATTTCCTTTAATTCTAAATTCTGTATAATCTAATGGTCTTCTTGGCGCTATATATTTTCCACTCATAACAACTAATAAAATATAGTCGACAAGTTGTTGTTGTTCTTTTCCAGTGAGTGTTTGTTTTTTAAATAAATGTTTAGCATTTGTTTCAAGGTTGTTAAATACCTCATCAAGTTTTTCTTGGGACAACCAATTCTCTTTTTGTGTTTCAGTCTTTTCTTGAGTAGCTGTAAAAGTTTTAACCTTTTGAATATCGTCGTTCATTTCATTTTGATAATGTTTATTTTGAGTCAATACAAACAACGCCGATAAATAAGTCTTACGACTGGCCGAAGGTTTATCTCTATAATATTCAAGAACCTTTTCATAATCTTCATTTAAATCCTTCTCTGTTATTTCTTTATCCTTAAATACATTTTTACAAACACTCTTAATAAGAGTTGTATAAGTTTTAATAGATGAGTCTGATAATTTCGGGCGGTTCTCTTTAATAATTTTAGCAATATCCATTATATATATTCTAATATATATTTTTATTTAATATAATAACGCACGATTAAATAAATATATATCAAACAAACAATTAAATAACAAAAATAATATAGTATTCGCTATATTATTATATAATAATTAAATAAATATATAAAATATGTTATAAATTTATATATTGTTATCTAAATATGGTCTATATGCTATAATAAAAATTTTTAATAGAGACGATAAGCAATATATAACTTTATTTATTATATAATATGCTATATTTTCATTTAATAATATATAATTATATAGCAAATTATATATTATTTTATTATTTAATTGTTTGTTTGATATATATTTATTTAATTAATATATAATGAATTATATAACTCATGCGATTCTCGTGATACTAACCTCGCCCACAAATGAATAAACCCCCGTAGCAAAAGACCTCACAATATTCAAGTATAAAACTCCCGCAGTCGATTGATTATATGTGAATGAACCATTTATTACTTGGACGTCATTCGTCGCATAAACCTCATTAACGTGAGCACGATTGATAGAACCTGTAAAAGGAACTGCTGTTGCGACCGCTCCATTTAATGTAGTAGATACATAATTTTGCTCTTGAGTAATCGTTCCGCCTGTGGTTATTGTGTTCGTAATGCTAAAATCAACACGCCAAACTCCAATTGGAATACTTCCAGTAGTTAATATCGTTTTTGGTGTCCCACTTACAACCGATTGTGCTGTCCCAGTTGTTTTTAAATAATAACCTTGATGGGTTGCTAATGTGAAGGGAAATGTATATGTTGGTCTCTGTAATCTAATTGGAAGATATGTTGTAAATTGAACCGCACTTGTCTCAACAGATGTCACATTATTAAACTTAAGATAAGTTGTTGCCCCCGCCTGAGCGTTATTAATAACTAAATCATTACCTGTTTGAGCTATTTGAGTTTCTGGTCCTGAAACTTGTCCGTCCTTTATAGTTAGTGGAACTCGCGAAACTATTTGATTTGAATATATGTCTAAACTTACTACTTGGGCTGGAACCGCATTATAAGTAGCAAATCTATGTTGGGTCATATTTCCTGTCATATTATAAAGTGCCATTTGAGATGAAGTCACAATTTGGTTATAGTTTGTATAAGGAGAATTCATATCCATCATTTGAACGGCAGTTCTAAAATACGAAGTTTGATTTCCTCCATCAGTCCCAACATCTATTCTATTATGAACTCTGGTATTCGTATTATTAATCGTAAGTGCTGGAACAGAATTAAAATTAAATGTAGCAGAACCTGACGCAGATGGATTATTCACTTGATATCCAGTTGAAACACATTTCATATCTACATAATTTAGATTTGATGTATCTTTTAAGGTTAGAGGAACTCCCCCTAACATAGATAATACACCTGAAAAATTAGATGTTGTAGCAGTAAGTGTATTTGCTATTGTTGTCGTTGAGGATGATATTGATAAAGGGGTTGTTTCCACATTTGAAGAATTATATGTGTAAAAATTATGACTAGTAGCAGTAGTAGGTCCAGCGTTTACCTTATATGTTACCCCACTACCAGTTAAATATATTTGTGCGATATTAGTATATGGACTTACTACATCAATCATCCTAATAGCAGTTCTAAAAATCGCATCAAGTCCTCCCGATACTCCTGATACTAAACGATTATATATTGTAGTATCAGTATTTCCAATATCCATACTTAAATTATTGCTTGATGAAGTAGAGGGGCAAGTATAGAATCTATGATAGGTTTGTATAGGTGACCCTTGATTCAATACTGTATATTCCATACCTGACCCAGTTGAATAAAAATCTCCATATGTTTGACTAGCGTTGTTAATGTCCCAAATACGCTGTCGTCTATAGACATTAAATATTCCACCAGCGATACCTCGTTGGCCAACTGTCAAATCTCCGTAAGTATTAATGGCTCCAGTAAAAATTGTTAAAGGAGCAGTGCTTGTGTCATTAGTCTTCTTAGATAAATAAAGTAAATTAGCCTCTCCTTCACTCAATGTGTCTTCTGGTTGTGAAAATAATGCTGAATTAAATTGTGTGATTGATTCGGTCGGGGGGTTATATGACGCCATTTATATATAATATTATATTATTTTATTTATTTAATTACGAATTACTTTCTCTAAATTTCACGATACGCAAAAACTCCAGTGCTAATTTCCAATGTGATGAGATGGAAGCAAGTTACGCCTGCGACCATCGTTGTGTAGGGACTTGCGTTCGTTATAGACCCGTAGGGGATGATTTGGTTTGACCCACTAGCGGTCAAAATCACACTATTTGTAATACTCGCAGTTTTTGTAAAATTGAGTAGCACCAATAGTTAATCTTGTTGGTATTTTGACCTCTTGGTTAAATGTTGAAATTCCATTAAAAGTTGTGGCACTATTAGCACTTGAAAAATTAAGACCTGCGTTGTTAGCATTTGTAAATAGATTTTTTACTCCTCCTGTGGTCGCTAAATAAAAAAAATTAGATGATATTGAAGTAGAACCTTGTGACACAGTATTAGCATTTAAAGATATACCTTGGGTGCTAATTGACATACAAGTAGTATCAACTGCTCCTGCGGTTTGACACGAAAAATTTATGCTTCCAGATATAGATTTATTAATAAACCGCATTATTTGTGCGAGTTGACTTGCTTCAGTATATTGAAGGGCGTTAGCCCTATATACTACAGGGACATTTGCTGTTATTTTGGTTTGTTCTAATGCTAAAACATCAAGCGGAGTTCCTCCACTACTTTTTGCGTTAAATATAATTTGTCCTGAATTATTATCATTATTAATAAGTGTATTATCGCCGGATTGCGATATGGTTGAAGACGGGGTTAAACCTGATGTGATTATTAATGGGTTATTTATTTTTGTATTAGTGTTTCCTACTTCAAAACTTAAATTTGATGTTGAACTTGAAGACGGGCAAGTATAGAATCTATGATAGGTTTCTATAGCGCCACCGTTATTCAATACTGTATAATTCATATCGGTTCCAGTTGAATAAAAATCCGCATAAGTCGCTGACGCATTATTGATATCCCAAATTCTCATCCGTCTATACAAATTCAATATTCCCCCGCTGACTCCTCTCACTCCAATTGTGGTATCACCCAAAACATTAATTGCCCCATTAAAGGTCGTCAATGCTGAGGTTGATGTGTCGCTATTTATTTTAGACAAATAATATGTGTCTGCTTGGGCTTTCGTTAAGTCGCCAGTTCCTCCACCTCCTGTGGTTATTTGTATCGTATCATTAGTAAATAAAGAAGTATTAAATTCACTTATATATTCGGTTGGGGGATTATACACACTCATCTATATTATATTACATTATTTTATTTAATTAACATTTATCGCAACATTTTTGAAACATTCATAACATCATTTTTTTCTGGCTTTTCACGAATCAATACTAATATTGTTAAATTTGAGTCGAGTAATTGTAAAGGAGAAAATGTAGATGATGACAAAAATTGAATTGTTAAATTATTATAATTACCTTTGTTTATGTCACACCACGCATACTCATTTGGAGCGGATTTAATTAATCCTGCTAACTCTACATCTGGAACCACGCTATAAATAACAGACGATGGACTAGCATATTTATTTGAAACAATTTGACACGCTACCAACGCATTTGGCGATGGCTGAATTTGCGGGGTCACCGTTGAATTATAAGTTAAATTTGTTCCAACACCCACATTTGAAGCCGTGGCAAACCCAGACGCAAAACCCATTATATTATTAAACGATGCTGGAATGGTTACAACTGGGTTTTGTGTTGTTGTTGGATAACCTGGAAACGCAGAATAACCCGCTGGAATATTGGCGACGGGGGCAGTATATCCTGACGGCAAACTTGTAGGAACTGGAAATGTATTTATTTGAAATTTATACGATGTCGCATTCACAAGAAACTCCGCATAATATACATTTTGACTCGTTGCGTTTATTAAATATGTTCCATTTTTTATCATATTAAACTGTAATAAGTTATTTAAATCAGCCAACTCATAAAGGCCATCTGGTATTATAATTGTGTATGTTGTTGTTGTAATTCCAACTGTCCATGAATATGAAAACACATTATTACCTAGAGCCTGCGAAATATTCATCCATGAATAATACATTGATATTGATTGAATTGCGAGTTCGTGATTATTAAACACGGCTGTTGATGGGAACGAATAAGTATAAGTTGAATTATTTGAATTTGGAACAACATTTGATTGATTAATCGTTAATAAAAAAGACATATATATAATATAATAACATTTTATTTATTATATTGTATTTTAAACTAATTATTATTTCTAAAATATTTAGATTTCCATCAATGCTAACTCTTGCAGACTTAAATTTGCTTGGGATTTTGGCAAACGACCATCCGCTGTTAATTTAATAATAAGACGCTTCAACTCCTGAATCATTTGTTTATTATTATTTCCTGAAAGAACTTGCCCCTTCAATAATAAAAATCTGCGATAATCACGCTCAATCCTATCATAATTTATATCTTGTGTTTTAATCTTATCATTCAATTGCGACTTATTTACAATTTTATGTAATAACTGTTTATCATCATCATTCAATTTATTTAAAATATATTCTGGAACAATTTCGCCAGTTGCGATTTGTTTTAAAACCTCTGCCAAGTCACTTGATATTGCCTGTGTATCCCATCCAACCAAAGCACCACCCTTAGGACCACGCAATTTTAAAACTCTCTTATTTAAATCAAATTTATTAATAATATTTTTTCCAAATGGAACATATAATGGCTGTTTTTTTTGAATTTCCCCTTCAACTTTTACTCTCTGCGATTGTTGCTTACGAACTGCTAATCCTTTTCCAGTTGGTTTTTCTGGTTCTTGCGGGAACCTGCTGTAATAATCTTCTGGATTAGTTTGTCTAGATGGGTCAAATATGTTTAATTCTTTCTCCTTATTAGCCTTTTGTTTTTCATATGTATCTCGCATTAATTTAATTAATCTGCGAATATCATCTACGCTTAAATCATCTTCAACTATCATTAAATCACGATACGAATTAATTACCTTTTCCAGTTCATCCTCATTATCTAAATTATACATCATAGCACCTTCAATCAAACCTTCCCATTTTTTAATAAGTCCCATTTGGGTTTCCTCAAACTCGCTCTTCCATTCATTCATACCTTCAATATACAAACTGTCTGAACCTGCGTTAAAATCTTCTTGTGACATTTCCCACAAATTAATTGATTCATTGATTAACTCATCATACAAGCGAACTCTTTCTTTTAAATCTTTAACAACAGTATCATAAAGTGCTTTGCCACTTTTTGTTCGTATTATATTACCCTTATTTATAATATCATTCAAAAACTGCTGTGAATATTCTCTAATTTTTGGTCTGAAAATGTAAAATGGTTCCATCCCAACTTCGGTTGTTCTTTGAGTAACCTGTTGGTTAATATAACTCATAAAAATTAACGCTGTTACACCGCCC